GTTACGGTTCCGGTGACGGTTCCGGTGACGGTTCCGGTGACGGTTACGGTTACGGTTCCGGTTACGGTTACGGTTACGGTTCCGGTTACGGTTCCGGTTCCGGTTATGGTTCCGGTGACGGTTACGGTTACGGTTAAAAAATAAAGGTTCCTATCCGGTTGAAAACTTTATGTTAGATAGACATAATCATTGGTTTTTCTTAAAAAGAAAGATATATAGTGATTTTCAGCACCAACGTAATCTTCGACTCATCATAATGAATCTAGAGCGACTGACAAATACTTATAATGTCTCTGACAATTTAATAAATAAAATTGCCAGTGAAGCTGTACGGGTCTTTGGTAGTGCAACTAGCTATAAACAAATCCGTGAATGGTTTCGAGAAAAGGAATCTGAAATTTTGAAAGAATATTTTGCTAAAAAAGAATAAAAAAAGGTACGAACCACTAATTTAATAAAATAATTGTCAAAACACTTGACAATTATTTTTATTATGATATAATACTAATAGGAAACAGAACCTAAAATAAGTTTTTTAGGTTAAAAATAGTAACCCGTATCGAAAAAAAGGTGTTTTATGAGCGAAAAACAATATTTAAATGTTCCATTGGATTCTCTGGTAGTTACTGATGTTAAGTATAGGCCTGTTTATAAGGAAAGAGATGATTATGAACGGTTAAAGTTTGATATTCAAGAGAATGGGATTATGTTTCCCATTATTGTTCGATCATTAAAAAATGAATTCAAACAATTAATTCCCAATAAGTATGAAATTGTCGATGGTGGCCATAGGTTTAGTTGTGCCACCGAGTTAGGGTTTGATCGTGTCCCTATTATTGTCGATGACAACATTACTGATGATGAAGTTATTCGGTTACAAATGTCTGCTAATGAGCGTAGATTGCCGACAAAGTTAATTGATAAACTTCATCAGGTGGTTAGGTATATCACTAATCACCCTGAACAAACACAAACAGAAGTTGCAGCGGCACTAACTATGTGGCCAGCTGATCTTAGTAATATTTTGAAGCTAAAGAAGCTTTCTGCAGAAGCTACTCAATTAGTTTCTGAAGATAAGATTACTGCTTGTAATGCTTTTAATTTGGCTAAATATATTCCTGAGGACTATCAACAGGACGAAGTCCTTACAATGGCCCAGAATCAATCTGGTTCCCAATTCCTACACTCTGTGATGGATATTGGTAAAGCCATTAAAGCACAAAAGGCAGCCCCAGGAACAGCAGTAGAACCTACTGGACCATCTGTTAAGATTGTTTCTCCAAAAATTATTAAAGAGAAGCTAGACGAAATTAAGGAGTATATTGAGTCTAAGGGTGATTCACTAACTGAGTATGACCGTGGTCGGTATGATATGTTGAAGGAAATTTGTAGTATTGACGAACGAAGCCTAGCTGTTAGAAACGCTTCCCAAGCTAGTGAATTAGCAAAGAAGAAGCAGATTGCCCTTGATCGTAAATTAAAGAATCAAGAGGAGGCAATGGCCCAACTGAAGCGTCAACGTGAACAATTACAATTGGAAACAGCACAGGGTTGAATAATGAATCCTCAGTGCACTAATAATCACTATATTCTAGTAATCTAGATGGTGATTATTAGTCCTAACGATAAATACCAAACCTAACTAGCTGTGGTAAATTTGTTATATTGTTGGATACCAAGACTCCAAACAAGCCAATATAATAAAACCCTAGTTAGGTTTGGTACTTTTGTGTAATTATAAATTTAATCGATTATAAGTCAAAGGAATAAGGATGTCTACTGATTTAGCTATGTCCGCTAAAAGTGTACCTTCCGCAAATACTGTTAAAGAATTAGCTCCATTATCTAGAGCTTTTCTTACAAATTTAAAACTAGTTCAAGGGGTTTCTCAGGAAAATGATGGAAAGTTTTTAACTCCTGATAAAAAAGAAGTCTCCAATACTGCTGGTGATTTTATCTTAACTACAGATAAAGTCAATCTAGGTAGGAAAGTTAATATTTTAGTTCTTGATTGGCGTTCCCATGCTTTACTCTTAAAAGATAATAAGAAAGAAGCAGAAAGTTTTAATGAAAAGAGCGAAATTTATAGACGAATTATTACAACAGATGACGACAAAATTAAAAAAATTGTAGTAATGCACGGAATTGAATTACTGATTTATATTCCAGCTACTATGGATTTTTGTACTTTCTTTCCTTCTAAAAAGTCTTTTAGGCATGTAACTCATGATATTCTTAATTACATGCGTAAACCAGAAGATAGGGAAGGGTCACAAAAAGACTTACCATACACTGCTTACTTTGAATTAATTTCACAATTTACAACTAAAGGTAATGCTAGATTTTTTGTACCGAATGTATTACCTTTAGAATGTACTGCTGATTTAATCCCCAGCGAAAGACTAATGACAGAAGCAGTAAAAACTTTTCTTGCCCCTTGCAAGGATGAACCAACAGTAACTAATGAAGAAACAACTTACTAAAAAATTAAATAATATAAATAATTTAAATGGTACATATTTTTGTAGGAGATGCATTAAAATTACCATTCCTACCGAATCTGCATCCATTTAAATTAATTTATATTGATGCTCCCTATGCTAAACTAAGTGAACAATTTATATATGATATTTCTTGGCAATTAGTCCCTAGATTAACCGAAAATAGTTATTTATTAATTTGGACAGATGTAAAATCGAGATATAATGTTGAAAAAATATTTACAGAATATTATACTGGTCATTTAAAATTGACTAATGAGATCGTGTGGGAGTACAACTTTGGTCTATACACACATAGACGATTTGTACCCTCACACGATACTCTTTTAGTTTATAAACATGGTAGTCCAGAATTTAATTGGACAGAAGTTTGTATAGATTCCCAAAGATTACTACATGGAGACCTCCGTGCAGACTTACATGGTCGTGTCCCTGGTGATGTTTGGCATTACCCCCGTCAACCCGGCAATTCTCTACACCGTCGTCACTTAGAAGATAAACATGATAGAACCTGCCAACCTAGGGAACTATTAATTCGTATAATTAAAGCTTATACGAAAAAAGGAAACTGGGTTTTTGATCCATTTATGGGTACTGGTCAACTCGGTTTTGTCTGTCACACCTATGACCGTAACTATATAGGTATGGATATAGTCGAAGGGTATGTGAAAGAGATACAAAAAAAATTAAATGGATTTAAGTAGTATGGCGGAATTGGCAGACGCAACGGATTTAAAATCCGTTTCCCTTTTAGGGAGTGTCGGTTCAAGTCCGACTACTACTAGTATAGCTCTGTCAGCGTGGATGTATGACACGCTATGTCGTTAAGTTGGTCCATAAAGAGTTTGATTACCAGTTAGCGTAGGGCTCAGGAGTCAAAATTTTAATGGGTAGCTCGCTTAAACGTATGAACCCACTAGATAAGTCCGCAAGGTTTTTATCGTGAAAATGGTATCTGGTAGAAATCCAGAACAGAGCTATGAATATTCAAATAGGTAAATTTAAAATGACTAAATTTAGTAAGCCTAGAGTTGGTAAACACTTTCCATGCCCTAAATGTGGTAGTATCACTAGAGTTACTGTGACTAGAACTTTTACACATCCTGATAAACGATTAGAAAATATAATACAAAGAACAAGAAAGTGTAGAGTCTGTAATATTATTTTCCAAACCAGAGAAGTGAAGAGGGAAGTTTATGTTATGTCTGAAACTATTTCGGAACAAGAAAATAATAATACAGATAAATGAAACAGAAAAAATTGAATTAGAGTTATCACCGCATCAACCATCAGTTAAAATAGGAATAACTGCTCCAAAAAAATTCAGTATATTTAGAGAACAGAATGTTAATAAAAATACCAACAGCCAACAATCTAACCAAACAGATTAATATTACTTTACACCCACAAAGTAATAAAATATTTATTGAATCTGGTTATGATAAGGATTTAATTAATTTTATTAAGTCTTTATCTGGTGATAAATGGCATACTGATATTGGTATGTGGTCTATAGATAATAATGAGCACAATAATTTTGTATTACAAACAGTACAAGGTTTTAAAATTGATAGATATTATACCAATGATATCCATTGGGTAATTTATGAAAACTTTTTTAAACATCAAAAAGAAGCATTTTTATTTGCATTTGCTAAACAACGATGTATGTTAGCTCTCGAAATGGGGTTAGGGAAGACTCTAGTATGTATCCGTTTAATGGAACATATTGCAATACATAAAAAATTATATAAATGGTGGTTAGTTGCTCCGTTTGGTGCTCAACAAGAATGGAAAAGACAATTAAAAAAATGGGATGCTAAACTAACACCAGTAGCCATGACTACTTATGAATCTTTGCATCATTTACTCCGTGATTATAAAGAAGAAGACTTACCAGATGGTGTAATATTTGATGAGTCGATCAAAATTAAAAATCCGTTATCGTTACGAGGGCACTATGCCAGTATTCTCTGCGAAAAATTACGTAAAAAATCCGATGAAACCTATATCATTATGCTATCTGGTTCACCGGCACCTAAAGACCCCTCAGATTGGTGGCATCAAATAGAATGTCTACAACCAGGATGGCTGCGTGAAGGTTCAATTCTTAAATTTAAAAACCGGTATGCAATCATAGAGAAACAAGAAGGGGAATACGGAATCTATCCTAAAATTGTTGGGTGGCGAGAAGACGAACTTAAAAAACTATCTAAAAATCTAGCACCAATAGTTTTAGTTAAAAAGAAAAAGGATTGTATGGACCTACCAGATAAAATCTTTGAAAAAATATATTGTGAAGTTAAACCAGAAGATTTAAATGTAGCTGAGGCACTATTAAAATTATGTAGTACTGGTATTGAAGCATTAGAACGATTACGAGAATTTTCTGATGGATTCCAGTATCAAATAGTAGATAATACTAGAAAAACTACATGGTTTGGTTCACCAAAGATACAAATAGTTAAAGAACTATTAGAATTTTATGCTAAAGAAAATGGTGGACCCGGACGATTAGTAATTTATGCTGCCTTCCAAGCAACTGTAAATAAACTTTGTGAAACAGTTAAGGAATGTAAATGGTCTTTTGGGTGTATAGATGGTAGAGGTTGGGCTGGTTATATAACACCAAGTGATTGTCAAAGTGAAAGTTCTAATATTTTAGAACTATTTGACGATGATTTTATAGAAAATATGTGTATTATTGCTAATCCACGGTGTGTTCATGGATTATCATTAACTAAGACAGAATGTTTAGTTTATTATTCTAATGATTTTTCTGTTGATGCAAGAATACAATCATTAGAACGTAGAGATAGACCAGGAATGTCTAAAGAGAAAGGAACTAGAATTGTAGATATTATTAATTTACCTGTTGATAAACTTATTGTTGATAAACTTGATGCTAAAATTAGTTTACAAAACACAACCTTAGAGGAGATACAGAATTGTCTACAAAAAAAGGTATTTTAAATGGATGAAAGAACAGGAGAAATTAGAGAATTCCCAAAGAATACTTCTATTCCTGAAGGATTTATTCCTTTAGGAAGAAAGCCTAAAACCAATTGTAAGTACTGTTATGGTCGTGGTTATGAAGGAATTAATGATAAAGGTAAATATGTTCCTTGTAGATGTACTAATATAAAGAAGACAAAATGGAAAAATTAATCATAGAAGGTGGTGTCACTGACCAGTTGGCAGAAACCCACAATAAACTTTATACTAAAGTCAGACAAATTGAGTTTGAAATTATGAGAAGAATCTATGAAAGAATTAAAGAAATAGATAGTCCACTGTCTAATAGTTTTGCAGTCAATACTGAAGCAAACAGATTCTGGGTTGAAGTAATAAAGGAGTATTTTTCTATATGACATTCACTGAATTTAAAGAAGCACTGGCAGATACAATAGATGATAGATTGTTTGAATATAAAAATAAAATACTAGGGGATTTAAATGAATTAACTGAAGAAAATTTTGAAGGAATTGTCTTAGACGATATTATAGATGAACAAGTAGATATTTTAATGGATGATAATTATGACTTTTGAAGAATATAAAATACAACTTAAGTTAGAAATTACACAAAGATTATTTGAAATGCAGAAAGATATTTATGAACATATTGATGCACTAGAAGATGACCACTGTTATCGTGATGAAATTTATACAAGATATGCAGCTAAACAGTTTATTATGAATTATGATATTCCTTGATACAGAATCTTGTGGTTTAACTGGACCATGTATACTTATACAGTATGCAGAAGGTGATGGTCTAGTTAAACTACATCATGTTTTCCGTAAACCTATACGAGAAACTTTAGAATTAATAGAATATTTTTGTGAACATACTGGAGGTATTTGTGGTTTCAACTTGGTTCATGATTGGTTCCAGCTTACTAAGTTGTATAATATTTTACGGACAAGTGAACGTTATGAAAATGCTCCTACACCAGAATTGTTTGCTGGACGAAATTCAGAAGACCCTTATAGAGATGCACGAAGATATACAATTAAACCAGTTAAGGCTTTAGATTTATTTCTTCATGCTCGTAAAGGCCCTTACCAATCCCTAATGGAACGGGATGATATTAAAATTAAAAACGTTCCTATTAAAATGGGAACAATACTATGTGATATACTTAAAGATAAATTTAAATTACCATTAATTTATTTTAAAAATGCAGCTGATCCAGAAACAGCAGCACAATGGAAAGTAGATTCAATAGATGGTAATCCTGATTTTGTTAATGTAGTTTTAAGATTTAAACCTAGTATGGGTTTAAAAGCCTTAGCTAGTGAAATCTTTAAAACTAAACAATTAGATTATCCTATTCCTAAAGAATTTTATCCTGTTGAAAATGATTATAATCCATATACAATAGAATGGAAACTGATTATAAATGAACATATAAAGTTTTGGTGGGAGAATAAGACTGCATTAAGTTATGCTGAACAAGATGTAGTTCTATTACAAAGATTGTGGCATACTTGGGGAGAACCAGCAGCAGGAGATATTGATAGTAAACTAGCTTGTCATGTTGGTGGTGTACGTTGGCATGGGTTTTCTATAGATAAAAAAATAGTTATAGATAAATCTATTGCTAACTATGAGTACCTTAAAAATATAAAGATTAATTTTGACTCACATCATGCTGTTAAACGCTGGTTACTTTCTGTAGCTACAGAGAAAGAAAAGATTTTAATTAGAGATACCTCTAAGCATACATTAGAAATATTATCTGAACTTAATTCAGAGGTATCCAACAGAGCAAAGGAAATTATTCATGCCAGAAAGATTTCAAAGGAGAATGACTACCTCAACAAGCTCCTTGAGACCAGTAGATTTTGTCCGAATTTTAAAATCATTGGAGCTAAATCTGGACGAATGTCTGGTGGATTTAGTGACATACAAGAGTCAAACCGATCTAGAGGTTCACTTAATCCCCAAGGAATTAAACGCGATAAAGACTTTCGACGAATATTTATGTTATCCGAAGACAACGAAAGTTTGTCTGGTGGGGATTTCGATGCGTTTGAAGTTACGTTAGCTGATGCTGTATACCAAGATAAAAAATTAAGAGAAGATTTACAACAAGGTAAATCTGTTCACGGTGTACTGGGATCAATGATCTATGAAGAAGATTATGATACCATTATGGCTAGTAAAGGGTTGTCAGAATCAGAGAACATGTATAATCCTGCAAAGAATTCCTTCTTTGGATTACTATATGGGGCACAAGAACACAAGATTTCAGAGACAGCTAAAGTTGATATCAATCAAGCTAAGACTGCATATAAAGAATTTTTAGAAAGATACCCTAGAGTCGGAACTTCACGTAAATTAATTTTTGATGCTTTCTGTTCTATGTCTCAGCCTAATGGATTAGGTACTGCTGTTGTATGGAAAGAACCAGCACCATTTATAGAAACATTACTAGGATTCCGACGATACTTTACATTAGAAAATCAGATAGTAAAAGTATTATTTGAACTGGCTCAGAATCCTCCAAGACAGTTAGAAAATATAGGACAGTGTATTAGACCAAAATCAGAACGAATACAAACATATCGTGGTGCTACAATGTCATCACTCTACAGTTGTGCATTCCAAATACAAGCTAGAAATATGCGTGCTGCTGCTAATCATGTTATACAAGGTACAGGAGCACAGATAAATAAAGAACTGCAAGGAAATATTGTAGACTTATCTCCTAGTGGAATCTCTACAGAATTAATTAAAACTTTAAACATTCATGATGAAGTATTAGTTACTCACCAATCACAATATACTAATAGAATAAAGGAGGTTGTTAATAGAACTATTATTAACTTTAGTAAACTTGTACCACTATTAAAGATTAATTGGAAAACTGATATGAAAAGCTGGGCAGAGAAATGACAGAATTTGAGATAGTTTTATTAAGTTTAATAAAACAAGATATGCTTTTTATTGATAAAATAATAGATCAATTAAAAAGTCCTGGTAACTATATATATGATCAATTATCAAGTATAATGGATGAATGTCTTGAACATATAAAAAAACAATCGAGTATTTTAGATGACTATAGAAAAAATATGGAAAACATGCGAGAGGCTGATAGAATTTTTAAAACCAGAGACTGAAGATTATGAATTTGTAAATGCAATATTGTATTATCAACCTGAACAATTAACTGATGATGAATTATTAAAATTTAAAATTCTAAAAGAAAGGCACTTAGGTTACGGCTATGAAGAAAGACGAGATAATTAATGAACTGACTAAGTTCTATGAAACTTACAAATTTATTCTTAATGAGTGTATGATTACTGAGGAACGGTGGCTACGTTGGTTAAGTAATTTTGATACTCATGATGAATGGAGTAAAGCATATAGTTTTATCTATAAGAATAAATTTGGTTTTCTAAAGTACGTTCATACTGCCCATCATGTCTATGAGAAACATAAAGATTTAATTAACTGGACTATGATGAGACTAGTAGCAAAGACACAACCACAAGTGATAGAACTTAATGGTACACTTGTAGATATTAAAAACATGTGGGTTAATAGACCCATTAAAAAGAAGAGGCGTAATGAATAAAACTATAAAATTTTGGGTTGAGTGTAATAGTCCTGCTCAAGTAAATAAAATATTACCTGGTGTAGAAAAATGTTTAAAATATTGTAATAAAATTATTATTACTGGTAATGGAATTTTTAAACCTTGGGAATATGGTAGGCTTAAAGCCTTTAAAAAACGAATTATTCCAGGAATGAAACCTGATAGTTTTGCTGATTTTTCAGAATTAATCCCATCACCATATTCTAATATTTGGGTACATGACTGTGAAACTTATTTAAAAAATATCGAAAAAAATAATTGGACTACTGTCTATTGGGAGGTATTAAAAGAAAGGTTTTCTTTAATGGATCAAACCATTCAACATTGGTTCTATCCTATTCCACCTATTCGTACAGAACCAGGAGTTCATTGGGAATTTTGTGAATGTATTAAACAATGTATTGCAAATTATAGACTAATAGATCAAACTCATGGTAACTTAAATTGGAATAAAGCAAATGTTATAGCTCATAGAACAAATGTTAATATTAATTTAAACAGTATTAAACCAATGATTCCAATGCTTTTCTGTTATAAAGATAATAATATTGATTGGAGATCAGATAGAGTTTTAGGGCAAGTAGAAAATCTTAAAGAACTGGGCTATGATACAATTATCGGATACCCAGGACAAAAAGACTTTTTGGAAACAGTTACGGAAATTTTTAAAAAGGATTAAGTTTATGGCAACAGTACCAAACGTTCCAGCGGCATTGACAAACCTAGAGACAGTTAAGATTGGCGAGAGTATTACCATCAATGTATCTAAAATGTTTCCACATGATGTGGCGGAAGCACTATCTATTTTTAATGAATCTTATGCTAGTATTTATTTAAACACTGCTAAGTATGGAATCATTAATACAACTAAGTCTATTGCTTTATATAAAGGATTAATCATTAAGTATCCTGAACGTAAGGAACAATACCTAAAGAAGATTGCTGATTTAGAAAAAGATTTAGCTAGATATAATCAGGATTTCTTTATCTGGAATCCTCGTGTAGAATTTCTTTCTCTAGCTGCTAGTACTTTTGTATAGAATGTTTTTCAAAGAACCAAAGAGAACAGTTAAGAATGGGCCTGAACAATTAGGTCTACAACGACTCCGTAAATATATGGAGTCGAATGGTTGGTTAGTTAAAAAATTACATGGTGGTCAATTTCAATCTGGATTTCCTGATCTATACTGTGTCCATCCAAAACATGGTCATAGGTGGATTGAAATGAAAGCACCTAAAGGTAAACTCAGAGAATCACAATGTAAGTTTTTCTTTGAGTTAGAACAGTATGGTGACCAAGTATATGTATTAGAAAATGAAACCAACTATAGTAGACTTTTTAATCTGAAAGGGAATTGGAAAGAATATGTGTGAACCTATGACTGGTAAAATTCAATGTCCAAATTGTGGCACCTCTATGCATGAAAATGAAAGCTGTCCAGAATGTATACATACAGATGGTGACTCTGCTTGTGATTGTGATTACTGTGTACCAGAAGAATATATAAATGAATAAGCCTATTCTTGGTGCATTATATGAATTACAATTACCAGTACTTAAAACAATTCATCCATTAGAAGCTTACTTAATACAGATTGGACCAACTTTCTACTTTATAGCAGAATCTTTAAATATTAAAAATATTTTACCTGTAGAAAGTGCTAGAACTCAGTGCATAGATAAAACTCTTTTTGAAACATACTATAAATTTAAAGCAATGCCTATTTATAAAATGATTAGAGCCTTAGAAATTCCAAATAGTGAACATGTTTTAATGAAATGTCATTGTAATGACTTTTTAGAAAGGGTGGCACCAGTATGAAAGTATATGTAGTTTATTATTATTTTGGTGGCGACGAAATGGTAATTTTTGGTGTAACTGAGTATGAAGAAGTAGCTATAAAAGTAATTCAAGAACAAAGTAAATTACACCCTACTTTAGAATTTCATTATGAGCAATACCCTTTAGGAGAATTTTATGCAGTTACCAATATATAGATTCTTACCTTATATTTCTCCGTCTACTTTCTTAGATTGGAGAAGGTGTCAGTATAAAGTTTATCTAACTAAACTTTCTGGTTTAACAATTCCAGAAAGAGTTACAGGTAAACCAGCCGCATTAGGTTTATTTTTTGATTCACTATTAAAAGAACAGATTGCTAAACAAAAACAAATTAAAACTCCATTTACTAGTTTCACTAAGGTTGTAAACTCAACAAATATTGCTGATAAAGAAGAGGTTGTTACTGATGCTAAGAACTTAATGAAACAATACATTGACTTAGGAATGCTAGATAGATTCCTAAGTTATGCTAAGTTAGATATTTATCTTGAACAAGAAAAATATTTACAATTTCCTATTCGATATAAAACTACTAAACAAGTTAAATATATAACTGGTGTTAGTGAATATTTTAATAGTAGTATCCCAATCTTAGGTAGGATGGATGCTATTGTAGATACTATTCCATTTGATTGGAAAGTTAGGGGATTTTATTCTAACTGGACTGCTTCGCCTACTGCTGGATACCATTACAGAATTGATAGTGATGGTGCAGAGAAAACTACTAATGGTGTTGCTGCTGATAATGTAGTATACTTAGATCAAAAGCATTTTGATTGGGCTGTTCAATTATTATTTTATAATTGGTTACTTAATAAATCAGCTAAGACTAGTTCATATATTATTCATGAAATTTGTAAACAAAAACATAAAGTAGTATTTACTGAACATGTTGGTATAATTTCTGAAAGCTTTGAGAGTCAAATTATTGAAGAACTAAAATTAATGTGGGATATGGTATATCCAGAAACTTTTTCTGTAGATGTACCACCACCAATTCCAGCAAAGGATACTTGTGAAGCTTATGGTAGTCTCTGTCCTGTAGCTATTCATTGTACTAAGTATCAACAAACATTAGGTGATCCTAAAGAAAGAGAGAAATATGTATGATAAAATCAAAAACTTTAATAAATTTAATTCTTTCATTATGTTTAATATTTTTTACAGTAATAATTTTTCATGAATTATTTATGTTTATTTATGTGGCTTTAAAAAATTAAGGAAAAGTATACATGATAGGTATTGAAGATTTATTATATATACTACAAGATTGTTCAGGCAATGATCACAAAATTCTGGATGAATGGATTAAAGATTATTTAGAAAACCAAAATAAATATATTTTAAATTTATCTGAAGAACCAACTAAAGATGATTTAAATGTATTAGCAGATTGGTTAATAGAATATAAAAAGAAAATTGTTGATATTTCGTGAGAAGAGAATTCAAAAAAATTCTTTTAAATGGTTGTGATGTTCAGCACAATTATTATGAACAAGGATTTTGGATAGCTTGTATTTGTGATAGTCCATTAAATGTACCAGTATTTAAATTTTTATATAAATGTGATCCAACTTATAATTTAATAAAACTTACTGTTAAAAAAATAGGCAAATGTAACTATTTAATTGGTGGTTGTAAATGTGGGAGGATATATTATACAAATGTTAAAGATAATCCAAAGAGAAAACGACGAGTATGTCCTAGCTGATGATAATAAATACTATAAGAATCCAGTATTAGGATTGGCTAATGGTCATTGGTTTATGGATTTTATAGAAGATACTCCATACATACATTCAATGCACCATAATAAAAGACAAACAATTAAAACTAAAATTGAAAATATTTTAAAATTATTAAATTTAGAAGGTGCCTTTATAGATTGTTGGCAAGCTGGTAAGATTACATTTCCAACAGGAGTTAAAGCTTATGCTATGAGAGTTAAACTAGAAATACTTTCAAACTATATTCCAGCAGATTTCATTATTAAAAATGAGGGTAGTTATGAAACAGTTTGAAGCATTAGATTTTGTTAAACAGTTTTTAAAAGCAATACATAACCATCCAACAATAGATATTTATAATTATGTATTTAAGCCAAGTCCTTATAAAAATAGATTAAAATATACTCAAGTCCATCCCAATAAAAAATATCATCCATTAATGGATGTTTCTATTGTTCCAGATAATACAAGAACATACCATCAAATAGAAATGAAACAAAATATAATGAAAAGTCCAGAAAGTGAATTTATTTATTATAAGGGTACTTGTGATCACTGCTCAACAATTTTTATAGCTCTTTAATTTATGCTTAAAACTGAAGCTATAGAAAAATTCTTAGTTACACAAACATTTCCTATGTGTAAACATTACACATATGAAATGGAGGTACAAGTTAATGTAGCTAAAGATGATGGTGAACCTATTACTGGAACCTTTTCTGGACATAGATGGTATGGTTTTAGTGATGGATTACAAACTTGGAAACACTTCAGGATTCCGTTTGCCGCTAATTCTAATCCAACTTATATAGATAAACCAATAGGTTTTGATATATCTGTTCATGCCGAGGCTATTGGTATGACTGGTTGGAACTGGGTTAAAAAGAAATCTCTATGGGTAGGATTTGATTTTGATTCTATCATTGGGCATAAAGAAGGATTAACACAAAATGAGTTATCTGGGATCATTGATAAAATCTCCAATATTCCATTTGTTAGTATTTATAGTTCTACTGGTGGCAATGGTTATCATATCTATGTGTTTACTTCCATTGATTCCGTAAATAATCATACTGAACATGCAGCTATTTCTAAAGCTATTCTTTCTAAAATTTCTGCACTAACAGGAATTAATTTAGAAACTAAAGTAGATTCTTATGGTGGCATTCTTTGGGTATGGCATAGAAAAGCTACTCCTGATAAAAGTTTTAAATTAATAAAACAACATTCAGAAATAATTAATCAAAATGATATTCTTAATTGGAAAGAATATTTAGATAAAGTTTCTAAATCTAAATTAGTACATGGCAAACAAACTAATGTTGATGAACTGGTTGCATCTAATAGACGATTAACTTTATCGGAAGAACAAATTAAATTACTAAAATGGTTTGAAACTTCTAATAGTTTATGGTGGTGGAATGATGATAGACAGATGTTAGTCTGTCATACTTCTGATCTTAAAAGAGCATACACTGAATTAAAATTAAAAGGTATCTTTAATACTATATCTACAGGTAAAGAACAAGGTAATGACCAGAATTGTTTTTGTTTTCCATTAACTAATAATGGTTGGATTGTCCGTAGACATACAAAAGAAATTACTGAACACTTATCTTGGTTCAGAGATTCCTCTGGTTGGACCACTACATATTTTAATTGTTCACCAACACTTAGAATTGCTACAAAAATATCTGGTGGTATAGAAGGTGAAAAAGATTATTCATATAAAAGTTTAGTTAAAGCTATTGAAACTTTAAATATAATGGGTATTGAATGTGAAGTTCCTAATGTACCACAAATAGAAAATCGTTCAGCAACTATTAAAGATTTAAAAAATGGTAAAGTTGTATTAACTTTTGTTAGACTTGAACATGAAATTCTAGAAAATTATATTGAACAAAAAGGTAACTGGGTTAGAATTTTTTTTCTCCCACATAATACAACAGAGGTAGAATTACACGATAATTTAATTCGTCACATAGTTTCTTTAGATAGTGATTTTGGTTGGTACATACAAACTAATAGTGGTTGGATTAATGAAAACCGTAGACACATTGAATTGTACTTAGGTACATTAAATAAGGGAAAGAAAGAAGTAGAATCACTATTAGGTAATTGTATTGTTAATAACTGGGTATTAGTTAATAAACCTTTTCAACCAGAATATCCAGGTAATCGTGAATGGAATATGAAAGCTGCCCAGTTTAGATACAATGCTAAAGCTGGCCAACATAGAACTTGGGATAAAATTCTCAGTCATTGTGGAAAGTCTTTAGATGATATTTTAATAGAGAATAGTTGGTGTACTGAAAATGGTATTTATAATGGACTATTATATTTACAATGTTGGTTAGCCTGTTGTTTACAATACCCACTACAACCAACACCTTATTTATTTTTCTTTAGTCCAGAACAAAATACTGGTAAGTCTATTTTTCATGAAGCTTTAAATTTATTATTTAATAAAGGTACTGTAGTAAGAGCAGACCAAGCATTAACTAATTCATCTGGATTTAATGGTGAATTGTTTGGTGCAGTATTTTGTATTATTGAAGAAACTAATCTATCTAAAAAGAATACAGCATCAGATAAAATTAAAGATTGGGTTACTAGTAAATCTCTAACCATCAGACAAATGTATAAACAGCCACACGAAATACCCAATTCTACACATTGGATTCAGTGTGCCAATGATAGTTCTTATTGCCCTATCTTTACAAATGATACAAGAATTATGTTAATAAAAGTAACTCCTCTTGAGAATGAAATTCCCAAAGAAGAGCTACTTAAAGAATGTGAAAAAGAGGCGGCGGCTTTTCTACATACACTTATGAATTTTGATATACCAGAATCTACTACTAGATTAAGACCACCTATTATAATGACAGAGGAAAAGAAGAAAGAAATAGAACGGAATGAATCAGACTTGCAAACATTTATTAATGAAAAGATTATAGAAATTTCTGGACACAAAATACAAATAGGAGATTTCTATCAGAAGTTTATAGAATGGTTAGAACCATTAGAAAGACAAGCATGGTCATTAAGAATGGTAGCCAAACGAGCACCATTTATTAAAGGAAAGTATGGTCAGGAAAATCAAACTTATTTCGGTAACGTAGATTGGGTAGAAAATAAAAGTAAGATTATCGCAGAGATACCTTACAAAATTATTAATGGAAGATTAACTAAATGAAAGCAGTATTCATGCAGAATACAAAGATACCTATTCTTCAAATGGTTATTACTAAAAATAATAAACCATTACTTCAAATGACAATATCTAATGGTATTTTTATGAAAGCAATGGAACTTTTTAAAACATTAATAATTGAACCTATAGATCAAACAAAAGATTTAGAATTAAATGATACAGAGATTGAAGATTTTATTGGATGTATCTTTACTGTTTGTAAAGAATTAAAAATTTCAAATATTATTACTGATGTAGGATTAAATTAAAATTAAATTAATTAAGGAATCTTATAATTAAATTTTAGAATTTCTTTAATTTCTTTAAATTCATTTTTTATATAGCTAACATCAGTTTTTAATTCTCCAAGTTCATAAACAGTTTTTTCAATAAGGTCTAATCGAGTATCATTTCTATTAACTAAATAGCCAATGATTGTTAAAAGAACTCCAATCAAAATACTTGAGATATACTTAAAAAAGTTATCGTTGTAAATTCTGATTGGTTGTACCATAATCTGCCCCTAACAGATTCCCTTGTCTCATTTGTCCTTGTCCCACCTGTCCCAGACCCACCTCACGGTGCATCTGTAACTTTTTCAAAGCTATTTCTCTAAGAATTTCTAACATAAAAATATTCTTAGGTTGGAACATCTTTGCATTTTTACGCATCTGTTCAGTTAATATTGTTGTTGATGGACCGGGCATTACTTCTTCTCCACAATTCTTCGATGCTCTCTAATTAATCTTTTAACTTCTTCATCAGTTTTAAATTTAGATTTAGGAATTAGAATATTAAAACTAGTAGCTTTACCACTTTTTAAAATTTTACGTCTAGACTCAGAAATTCGTGCTGATCTAGGGTCAACTGTATATGTACGAATACCAGTTAATAATTCTACACCTCTAGCAGTCCGTGTCTTTTGTATCTTATCTTCTGATATATTTAATAAATCTTTAACAGGTTGTGGAAGTACACCCAATTCTTTAGCAGTTCTCACTGCTCGTGAAGTAGGAAGAATACTATTAAGGTATTCAAAGAAACCCATATCTCTCAAGTCTTTACGACTGAAATGTTTTTCACCAGATAAAAATTCTGTAGGTGCTTGTAGTGTTGGTGTTAAAGTAGATGCTAGTTTTTGCATACCTCGTTTAATTTGATCTACAAAAAATGGATCAGCATCTTTAATATTAAACATATTCAAATCTTCAATAGGTACACCAAGTCCAGCAACCATTAATTGTGGATTCCAAGGAGCAGGGAATGCTACTCTAGATTTTAAGTAATCGGGTCTATCCTCAGTATTCGACCCGGTTAAATTATTAAAAGCAGCATACATACGAGGATTAGTTGTTACAGAATTAATAGCTAATGGAATATTCTTTCTCATCCATGTATAAAATAATACAGTTGGTTTCATAAACCTTTGTTCAAACACAGTTAAATCAGTATAATCAAATAAATACTTATTCATGGATTGCATAGCTTCAAAGCTAGTCAATCCTTTATCTTTCTTATGTAAGAAATGAGCAATCCTAGAATTATCTTCAATTAATTTTCCGTAAGCTTTACCAAATAATGGATCAATCATTTCTGGATTACGAATTTTTTTAGAAGCACCAAGTAATTTACTAATACTATCATAAGTTTTAGTAATAGGTCTATCTATCCATTGTTCTAAATTACTCTTATCACCTTTAGAAAAATAACTTTGTAATTCTTCATACTGACCACCGCGAAATACTTTAAACTTTTCTAACTCATTAATTGTTTCTAATTCTTCTGGAGAAAGTGTTCCTTTAATTCTTTTAATTTGTAAGTCTAAAGCTTTAGCCCCATACTTAACATGTTCAACTTTAATTATATTCATACCATTAGGACCAAGAGAATTTAACCATTGATTAGAAACAAAATTTCTATGGTGATACTCAGGGAATCCAACAGTTAATAAAACTCTAGAAACATTATTAACAAACATATCATTTAATTGTAAAGCTGTTTGTAAAAACCCTTCTGGATTTTTTAAAGTCTCTACAAGTATCTTATGATTTCTTTTAGCTTCATTGGCAATATGTAATGGTACATAAACATCTGTTGGTAACTTCTTTGTATCTAATCCAAATTCTTTATAAAAAGATTTAATAGATGGTCCAGTTCTTTGAACAGTTTTATATTCATTAGCAATATTTTGTACAAATTGAGAACTAGTAATAGCATTAACAGATTGAATTTTTCTATTCAACATTGCTTTAATCACATCAGTTTCAAAATAATCAAAATCAATATTAAATGTTTGTTTAATAACGTCATTAGCATCTAGTATTTGTAATTCAGGAAGTAATGAACGTTGATAAGCAGCAGAAATTTTAGGTGTAATAAAGTCTTTTATAGCTAAAGCTTTTCCTTTATTTTTGCCTTTAGCAAATTCTTTAGCTGTTGAGCTTAATACTCTAGGTACATACTCAGTAAATCCTTTAGAACTTTCTAATAAACCAGTTTTAACTCTATTAGCATTTTCTAATCCAACAAGATTATACATAGAGTCATGATGTTTAAGTATCCATTCTTGTAAAGCTGGTTCAGCAGTATCCCAATATTCAATACCCTTCTTTAATTTTAAATCTCTATCAACAGCTTGAAGTTTTAATTTCTCTACATCAGCAATCATCTTCTCAATAACTTCATCAGCTTTAGAATCTTTACCAGCTTTTAATAATTTAGTAACTCTGTAATCAATAATCTTATTTAGTTTCTTTTCACCCTCATGTAGTAATGCAGCTACATCTGGTCTAGTTTCTGGATTACGAAGAACACTAGATTCAAAAGTTCTCAATACTCTTTCTTTAAAAGCTTTATCAGTAATATCACCAATCTTAGCTAACTCATCTGCTGCTACTTTACTACCTTTAATAGCTTCTAATCTTAATTGTTCTCGTTGAATTCCAAGAGAATCTTCTAAAGTTTGCACAAATGGTTCTGATGCTTTTGTACTAAAATGTTTCTTAAACCATTGTATAGCTTGAGATGCTTTTAACGCAGCTGTTGGTGGTAACACTCCTTTATTTTTTAAGTACTCAGCTTCAACAAATTTTAAATCTTCCTGTAGTTCAAAAAGTTTTTCTGGTGTTTTAGCTTTAACTAAAGCTTTTTCTAATTTAGTTGATTGTTCTTTTAAAGCTACAATCTTACCAGACTCAGGTAATAATTTAGGTATTCTACTAGTAATAGATTTAGCATCACCAACATCAATACCTTTAGTAAATGGTAAACCTATATTAACTATAGCTCGTTCTGGTACACCAGTATTAGATAATAATTTATGTTCAGATTCTAATAGTTCTATAGATTTTCTAAGTCTACTAGCATCTTCAATTTTATTAACTGTACCTATAGTTTTTTCTAAATTTTTAAGAGTCTCTAATCGTTTAGCTATATTACCAGCTTTAGTTAAAGTACCAGCACCACCTACAAGATTAAGTGGATCAATAGCAATTTCCCAAAACAAATTAGTGTATGGATTTTTACTACCAGTTATTTCTTTAATGTCAACTTTTCTACTTTCCATAAATGGTAGTAGAATTTTAGCAATATTCGCAAGATATTCTGGATCACCTCCACTCGCTGCAAATCCAACAGCACTTCGTCCTAGATTACTAGAAGCGTCTAGTAGTTCAAATACATTTCTACCAGCCATTTCTGTATAGGTCTCACTAGTCTGTGCAGCAGTCTTGCCAGTACCAGTTGGACCCCTATAAGCATCGGCTATTCTACCCATTATTTAATCTTTCCAGCAAGATTTTTTGATCTTTGTAATATTAATTTATTCAAAGATTCTGTAGCTAAATCTTGTTCAGTTTGTTTTTTCTTTTTATCTTTTTCTTTTTCTTTATCTAAAATCATTTCAATAGGAATATTTTCATTCATAGCTTTAATCTTCAATAAATATAATTCATTAATTTTTTGTAATAAATCTCCTTTAACACTAGGCATTTGGTTTTCTTGAATATCTTTAATAAGTTCTCTAAATTCTTGATTCATTTCACTACCTTTAATATTACTTCTAAATAAAGGATCACTAAAACTATCAACAGCAAAATCAAAACCAGTTTGTTCTGAACCAGATTCTTTTTTAGTAATCATTGTAGAAAGTTTACCAAGAACTCTAGTTACTTTATCTCTAACAGGTTTAGGAAAAATTGTTAATTCAGTAGAATTTACAGCAGCTAACAAATGTTGAAATTGTTCAGGTTCTAAATTTTGAATACCATGTTCTCTTAATAAAGCAACTTCAGGACTTACTAAAGCAGCTTGATCTAAAGTACTCATAGTCTTAGGTTGCTCAGCATTTCGTTGCTGAACCCATCCAACTGCCCTAAGTTTATCTTGTATGGAAGATTTAGGATCATCTAAAATCTGTCCAGCCATTTGTAATATTTGTAAATTAGAAGAATTTTCCTGTTCCATCTTTCTGTAAGTCTGGTCAGCAACAGCATTTTCTAATTGTGCCTTTAAATCTTCTTGAGGAATTCTAGCAACCTTAGCTTCTTCTTGTGTTGCTTTAGCTTTTTCTTGTCTAATTCTTGAATCAACTGTTTGTTCAGCAACTTCAGCATCAGCAACAGTTTTCTTTAATCCAACTCTATGAGCAATTTCTCTATTAAATAATTCTTTCATTTGACCGCGAAGTAAAATTTCTTCACGACTAGCATCTAATTGACTTTCTAATAATTTAGTTTCCAATTCAAAATCTTGAAAAGCTTGTTTAGTCCTATTATTTTGAATACCTTGTAATAACTGAGCAGTCTTTAGAAACTCTTCACCAGGGTCTTTACTAGTTAATGCTGAAGATAAATTTCCTAAAGCTGCAAGAATAATTGCAGGCTCATCACTGTATTTATGTCCACCTTCGGTGGGTGCCTGTCGTTGTTGCAGTTGTTGTTGTAATGCAGTATAAGCAGCTGGTACAGCATACTGACTCTGAGTATTTCTTTGCTCAGTATTTTCCTGATTAAAATACGGCATTAAATAACCTAAGGGATTTCCCTCTGGCATTTTAATAAGCTCCAAAAATACTGTTACCTAAACCTTGACCAACACTAGCACCAAGTCCAGCACCAGCTAAATAGCCAGCAGTAGTGGCTCCAGCAGTAGCCGGAAAAGCACTAAGACCACCAGCTGTTACAGCAGCGGCAGTTTCAGCAGCAGTCAGACCACCAAGAGCAGTACCAGCAAAAATAGCAGGAGCAGCAGCAGCACCAGCACCAGCAGTTAATACAGTTAATGCAGCAGCGGCAGCTATCTTAGTAGCTTTATCTCTCTTAGCTTTTCTCTCTGCTTTCTTTTGTTCTTCTAATTGATACATCTGAAACAGATGTTGTTTTAAATTTTCTAATTCAACAGTCCGCATTTGATTTTCATGCAGTGCAATCCTTGATTGCATATCTGCAAAGTTCATTCCAAATGCTTGTTGACTTTGACCTACTTGTCCAAAACCCATATCTATCTCCTAGTTATAATTTAAAAATCCATATTCAGGATTATAATAATTTCCAGCTAAACCAGCAGTGCCCGCTAAACCAGCAAGAGGTTTACTACCAGGGAAAAACAAACTAGGAATTTGTAATATATCTGTTAACCAATTTGGTGCATTATTCTGAGCAGTTTGTGCTCCTAATGCTAATGCTTTTTCAGCATTCTGTTGGCCTAATAATAATTGCAATAATTCAGCATTAGCATTAAATCCTAAATCTAATGGTATAGCATTTTGAGCTTGTAATCCAGCTGCACCTAAACCAAGTCTACCAATAATTTCTTGTTGAGCAGCGGTTAATTGTCCTCTAGTAGCAGCAGCTTGTGTATTAACATCTGTTTGATCTTTTAATGTTCCTAAATTAGCAGCAACTCTACCTTGTGTTGCTTGATTTCGTAAAGCATTCTCAATATCTAATTGCCCACCAGAACCAGTTAATCCCCTACCAGCAAAATAAACTGCTGCTCTTTCTAAATCAGATTGATTTTGTCTAGCAATCTGATCTTGAATACTAGCTAAAGTATCATTTCTTAATTGATCTGAATATGGATTTGTTAAAGCTTGTAAAGGCCCAGCAAAGGCATCATTAACTTGACCAATTAATCCAGTTTGTCCACGTCTATTCCCAGCTTTAGGAGCCCCCATAATCATAGCTAGTGCTTCATCCAAAATCTGTTGATTATATTGTGGTGTTGCTCCTAAACTACTTAACGCATTAGAAACAAAAGGTCTTTGGTCAACTGGAAATTGACTAGTAATAAGACCAGGATCATTTATACCAGGAAATCTAGGAGGGACTGGTCTAGGACTAGAAGTTGTTTGATCCCCACCTAGAACTCGTACTTGCCGATCCATACCTGTATTAGGTTGAACAGCAAATTGAAAATTAGCAGCACTAGGTGGCTGTAAAAAATCAAACAAACCTTTTTGTTTAGCCATACTAAATCCCTATCTTCTTATTAGACTCAATTAAATTTAAGTCTAAATAATTAATTACACCAAACCCACTACCCCTAGTATTTGTCCCTGATAAAGCAGTCACTGCTATTCGTATATTTTCTGGTTGTGTAAATGGCCTATAAAATTTAGGTAGATCAAACTCTACCATAAATTTTAAACCTACATTATTAATATTAAACATAGCAATAGATGCTTGACCACTATCAGTTCCTATTTCTAAACGGCTATTAACAGCATCGAACGCTTCAATAACTTTACATACTACTTCATAGACCATTACATTTTTTGGTAAAGTTATTAAATTAACTGATCTATGATGGGAAGCATTGAACCCAAACATAATAGTTTGATAAGGATTCTGATAAGATAATTCATCTAGATTAAGTCTATTTTTACCAGAAACATTACCAGGAAAAACTATAGGCATTAATCACCGGAGATAATATAATCAACATTATAACCAGCAGCATCTAATGCCGTTATTGTTACTGCTGTAATAGGTCCAGACGGACCTCCTGCTATACTAAACACATACATAAATTCTGTAACTTTCACAACAGTCCCATAAGCTGTAGGTACAAAAGCAATATCGACTTCTTTATCAAGACCAGCAGTATCTCTACATTTAATATAAATTAATCTAACTTTGGTAACACCTCCCATAGGCAAAGCTACAGGGGTAGTATTAACAAGTTTTATTTTACCTTGAACAGTATTTACAACTGAACCAATACTACTAGAAACAGGAGCAGATGCTTGATTAGTTTGGCCCTCTCCTACAGTTATAGTCCCTTGAATTACTCCACTACTTGCCATTCTTTTTAACGCCTTCCTCTTCTATTAACATCTAACATCCAACCAAAAATTCTAAAAGGTTTAAACCATAAATCATTATAAGCTTGGTTATCCCCACCTACATTAGGATAAGGGACAATTTGTAAAAGTAATTGTTTAGCAATTTTACTAACATTGAATTCTCCATACTCAGATAAATCAAATTGTTGAAAGTTTCTTAAATCTCTATTATCAGCTATAGTTAATTTAACTAATGGTAATATAGAAAATACTCCTGAATTAGCAATAAATTCTGTATAGAAATCAGCTTCTAATTTAAAAAGATTAAATTGTTTATCTCTAGACCCATCATTTAAAGTTAATAAAGAAGTTTGAATCATCCAAATTCTAGCTGGAAAACTACCATGTACGCTTGGATCATCAATATTTCCTGCAATAAATAAATTATCATTATGTACAAAATACACAATATCTTTAACTACACTTTCAACTTGAACTAAATTAGCATTTACATTTATTGGGTTAAGTTCTGTAATCTCAGGAGAAAATCTAGAATCTATTCTTAAACCAGCATTATAAGTAGTCCAGTAACCAATACTATCATCATTTAATTCATTACAATGATATATAAAAGATGGATGAACTCCATAGTAACCAGAGTCAACAGCAGGAAACATAACATATAATAAACCATAACGAGAATCAGTACCAAATCTTACATTTTGATAAAGCTTTGAAGGTATCTTATCTAAATCTTCTTGAATATCCATTGAAATTTTAACAGGATCATTAGCCCCATTATACATATAAATACCATCATAAGCAGCAAAATATAATTTACTATCTATTATTATGTAACCATTACCAGCAAGTTTATTAACACAACCTTTATCTTCAAATAATACTCTAAGTTCACCACCATTTAAAATATCATCAGTTAATACATAAGTTTTATTTTCTTTAAATAAAATTAATTGTCCTAAAAATTCTATAGCTCCAGTATTATTATAAGAAGCGTCTCCTAATAAAAATTCATCTTCAATATAACTAGCTTTAGTATAATCAACAACATCAGTACCAGGAGTTCTAAATATTTGACTATATTGAATTTGATTAACTGGCCAGTATTGTTGGGAATTTTCATATGCTGTATTGAGCCAGTACATTCTATCCTTAAATACACAAGCATGAGCAGATGGTAAAGGTATTGCTCTCTTAACAAACTCAGCTAATCGTGTTACAGTTTGAGTTACATTACTAACTAAAATTCTAAAGTAACGACTATTAGAATCATTAGGATCAGTAAATATTATATTATCTAATGCACTAACATCTTCAACCCAATACCATTCAACTTGATTTGAATTACGAACATATATACTAATAAAAGTAGTATAAGGTTCTGCTCTTAAAGTACCTATATCTGTATAAACTTTATAATAGGCATTCTGAGCAGCAAATGTTTGAAGAGCATCAGGACTAGTAGTCATTACATTAGATTCCATCCTATCAGATTCACTAATAGCATAGACTCTTTCACCATTAACATCATTATAAACAGTTTTTTGTTTAAAAGAAAAAGCAAAACTATAAGAACCAGTTAAAGCACCACTACCTACAAAATCATCAAATACAACTTTTCTAGGAGCTTTAAGCCCAGCTAACTGCACAATACTTTGAGCTTCATTACTTAGCTTAGGTAAAATTTTAAGCATTCTAGGGGTATTGCCCTTAGCCATAAAAGGGTCTTTAGTTAAAGCTAACATATATAACCATTTACCAACTTGAAAAAATTTACTTAAACCAAGATGATAAGTATCACTAAAAGAATAACGAGGGTCAAATCCTTCCGACCAAAAATTTATTAAATCAATATTAAAAGAAAAGAAAGCATTTGATCCACCTTGTGTTTGATGCAAAAAACTATTTTCTTGTCCTTGTAAAAGAACACTTCTAGAAAGAAAAATAACTAAATAAACATCATTACTTTTTTGTTGTGATCTATATATAACAAATATTCTATGAGAATTCTGTGAAGACAGTAAAAGTCTTTGAGTGAAATAAGGGAGATTACAAAGATTACCCTTATTAATCATAAGATTAATAAGTTTACTAGACTTACTAATGTCTTTAGTAATTCCACTTCTAACAGAAGAATAACCAGTAAACTTAGTAACCTGCATAGTTAATAACCATAATAATAATCTACTACTTCTTCTGGAAAACTACTTTCTTGTATTTCACCAATTTGTTTCTGATAAATACCAGTCCAATAATTTACTGCCGATTCATCAGTTCCCAAGGCAAGTACCGTAGCCCAAGATACAACTACATTATGATATTCCTCTGGTATTTCTTCTATCATATCAGAATTCAGACCATCAGGTTGAAACTGAGAAATAGTAGGAACATAAATAACAGTAAGTGTAAAAGAAGAACTAGGTAATCTATACCAACCTAACTTTTTACGAATTGTATTAGGTAAAGTTTTCTTAACATTAATTAAATAAACAGAAGCAACTTCTGATTTTTTACTTTTAAATTCATCATATACAGGAATAGGGATTTGATCTACATCTTGAACTAAAATAATTTTTTGTAAATTATCAACTAAATCAACTTCTTGGCTACCAGAAATAAAAGTAACATCTAAAGAAACTCTAGCAAAATATTTTTGTTTAGCAATTAAATCTGACCAAACATCTTTAAATGCAGAGTTCAAAAGTAGTCTACAAACTTCAGCAGTAAATCTACCACCTCTTTGGTCATTAAGATTCAATTGCAACAAAGTTGTCATCTCTGACTTTATCATCAGGTCACCTAGCCTGTACCTTTAACTTAGTATTAACCATAGTTCCTGTAATATTTGTAGTACTTGGTGGAGCAGGATTAGGCAAAGTAGCAGAGTATGCACTTACGACACTTCTACCAATAACATTTGATGTACCAGTAGCAGCAGCCAATGGATATGTTGCATAGTCCACAGCACTAAAAGTTCTAAGAGTTGCTCTTACCGAACCATCCTCACAATGAGATACAATATAATAAACACCAGGATCAAGATCAAGAGCAATAGGCTGTGACTTAAGCCCAACACCAACAGTACCTAAATCAATTTCAGAAGTTTGACCAATAAGAGTACTAGGGTCTCCAGTTAATATATCAAATTCATAAATACCAATAACCATTTTTTGTGCAAAAGTAGCAATGGATGTTACATCAACACCCATTTCAATAATTCTACAATATGTAGAAATTCTAATAGGTGCATAAAATAAAGTATTACCAGTAATCACAGCAGAACTAGAAACATTTCTACCAGGAGAAATATAAGAATTATTAATTGGGATAACACCAGAATGTAAAGTTTTATTAAATCTTAACATATAAATTTATACAGATATTATTCCAGAACCATGTTGCCAGCCACGTCCAACTAAAATAATAGCATAACGTCCAGGATCAGGGGTGCCAGGGGCATTACCATTAATAAAAATTCTCATAAACTTAGCATTATAAACAGGAACAGTAAAAATAATAGGCATATTATCTAAACTTATAGGCATTCTAATAATAACTGGTCTAACATCCAGCTGAACATTAGTTGTAATAGTTCTAACTAAAGCAGTCTGTTGATACTCTACAAATGGAGCAGGTTGTGTAAGGTCACAAAATTTTAAAATAATATCTATATCAGTATAACCAGCATAATTAACAAGTACAGCCAAACTAACTGAAGCCACATTAGAAACATCAATTAATCCAGCACCATCAGATTCTTCACCTTCAATAAATCCTTCAGTTGTAAATAAAACATCATCTACAGCAATACCAGGAGCATCATCAAAATCACCGCTAGTTATATGTCTATAAATTTTCCATTGATGACCTTCTTCACCTAATGCAGCATTCTGAATACAGGCATTACCACCAGGATTCATAGGTAGCCCTAATTCAGGTTTAAATAATATTGTCATACCGTAAATACTCCTAAATTATCGAGCCACCCTCTAGCAAATTTTATAACTATATTTGAATTTGTATTAACACCAGAACCTTGAATAAATATTCTCATAAACTTAGCATTAGGAACAGGAACACTAAATATAAGGTCTTCATCTGTATTAGCAGCTAATATTCTATAAAAAGATAATCTAGGAGTATAAATATAATCAGAACCAACAAGAGCACCATCGAAAATTGTTTGCCAAAAATCAAATTGACCAGCACGATCACAAAATTTTAATATAATATCTACAAAAGTAAGAGCAACTAAATGGGCATTAATAGCAAAACTAACACCACTACAATTAGAGACATCAATAGAACCATCAGTGTTATCACTTGGATTATCACTATAAAATCCAGTACCATCAGCTAAAGTTACAAGACCAGTAGGAATAACACCATCTGCTGCTACTCTATAAATTTTCCATAAATGACCATCTTCTCCCATAGCAGCATTCTGTATGGGAGATTCACCACCAGGATTTAATGGTAAACCTAACTCAGGTTTAAACAGTATTGATGTTGCCATCTATTAATAACTCTCTTTTCTTTTTCACGGCATAGACTTTCTTCCCTGTTTTTTGATTAATACCGATTGTAATAGGGACACTAATTTGTACCCTATTAGTACCAAACTTATGGCTACCATCCTTCCAACCATACTTAATATCCTCAATAGCTTTATTATGATCTTCTTTTGATTTAGAAGCAGTTTTTCTAAATTGTCTTTTCCAATTATTTTTCATTTGATCTTGTGATAGATATCCTTGATAATTAGTATCATATTTTTTTAACCAATCAATAATACCAACAGTAATTAATTTACTTTTAGTAGGGGCAGAAATTTGCCAATGTAATAAATCTTCAGATTTAGTTATACCTTTATTTTTAATTCGATAAAATTCCCACTGAGTATCGTCTTCATTCCATAGAGCAGTTAAATCTTTATCATATCTAGTAAGAACAGTTTGAATACTTTCAGGTAAACAATCTTTAAGATTAAATTTATATAACTCTGCTCGTTTTTCTTCTGTTATAATCATGATGGCCCCACGAAAGCGGGATCATATTTTTCACCACGACCAGCAATAAAATCAGATTCAAGTAAACACATAATAGGCAGATAATCTATTTCAATACCTAAGAAAATTAAACTACTAATATTAGCATCAACTAAAGTATTATTAATTTGAACAACTAAATTAGCCCCATCATCTAATTCTTGATTAGTCAATCCCAGATTACTAATAACCCCATAATCACTCCAACTATAGGACCAAGGTAAATTCCCCAAAGAAGCCACAATAGGAGTTGATAAAGGAGTACTAGGTGCATTATTAATAGCTACATCTTTTTTGATTAAATCATATAATACAGTCCAAAGAACACCAGTTGTAATAGCACCTGAATTATTACCAGTCCAATTAACTTTTAATCTAATAGGAAAATTAGTATCAACATGTCTAGGTAATTGAAGGATACCTAATAAAGGTTTATCCAAATCAGTAAACTGAGCACCACAATACCCAGCATTAACAGAACTATAATGAATAGTTGATTCAGAAACATTTTGCATTATTCGGCCAGCACCATAAGTACCAGCCCCACCTTCATTAATTGCAATGGGATAAAATGAACTAAGTTCTAAAGGTGAATAAAATTTACACTGTCTCCGCCACATTATTTGATAATCCTTAATCATAAATCAGAATCCAGCAGAAGCCAACGGGGCATCAGTTTCTTTACCAAAACCAACACAACGAATAGGGCAATAATCAATTTCAAGCCCTAAAATAATTAATGAAGCAGCAACAATATTAACAAATGAAGATGGTGTTAAACGCATAACTAACATTGCACCAGCTTCAATTTGTGCTCGACTCATAGCTAGAGTAGTTCTAATGCCACGAGAAGTTCTAGATAATTGATTATCTAAAACACCAGCAGTAGAAGGCCCATAAGTCTGTGTACCTAATACAGTATCAAGAGCAGTAGACGCAACTAATAATTGAGCATTTAATAATCGAACATTAGCTAACATTGTTAATATAACAGTAGTTAATGTAGCATCAGCAGTAACTTCAGCAGTATAAAACCACCTAAATCCAACAGGATATTGTGGGTCTAAATCATAAGGAATATTAATAGCAGAATCATAGTTATCACCAGTAGCAAGTGCCAAACCAGCTAAACCATTAGCAGCACTTAAAATTGTAGGAAGTTGTGTAGCATCTGCACTCGCTCTTAAAACTCCAGCTGCTTCTGCTAAGTTATGTAACTCAAAGACACTATAATACTTTCTACACCTAATCCATTCTATTTGATGATCATTAATCATTAGACAGTAGCCTCAATATTAGCAGCAGACTGAATATCATCTAAACGAACATTCTTAGCACAATTCTTAGCACCTAATTGAATATCCTTATAAAGAGTAAATTCATAAGCATCACGATCAACAACTCGATTTAATACCTTACCATCTTCATCCATTAATTCATATTCAGATTGACTAAGTAAAAGAAGAGTAGTCATATCAATCCAGAACATAACATCACGAATAGCATCACGATCATAAAATACTTTAATACCATTATATTTTAAGAAAACCCAACCAGCTTCAAGAGTCTCTTGATAATCAGAATATCGGCGATCACCAATATGAAGTAAACCAAGAGTCATCCAAATACCTGGATTAGTATAAACTTCAATATTTTTTGGATTAGCACCACCAATATTAACAGCAGATAAATAAGCATGTTGCATAACAGCATTAGTCAATGGACGATTAGTTCCAGCAGCAACAGGATTCTGTAACCACTGAGATTTCCAAAAGGCATTAGTAGTACGATCAATAGCACCAAACTGTAATGCACCATTCACAAATTCATCAGCAACAGGAACAGTACCAGCAACAGGGATAGCTTCTTCATTAGCTAAATTATTTTCACCAGAAATAGCAGCAGGAATACCATACATTTCATTAGCACGAGAAGTATCAATATCTACAGTAATACCAGCAGCCTTAGAACCATAATATAATGTATCAGTCCCAGCGGTTACAGCACGACCAGGGGCAGCAGCTAAAGTAATAACATGTAGAGTAGAAGTAGAATCACGAGTAATAGCAGTAATAGTAGTTCCTACTGATGGAGCAGGAGAAGCACCAGCAGCAATAGTGGCAAAGTGAACACGATCACCAATCTTTGCATTAAAAAATGAAGCAGATGAAAGTGAAAATGTAGTCGAAGTAGAACCACCATTAACAGCTAAAGTACCAGTACGACCATGCCCATAAGACCAAAGTTGTCGGTTTAAATCTTCCGGCAACGATTCCATCAAACCTTGCATTTCAACATCCAAGGCTTGAGCAAAAGCACCTTGTTGATTCTTAGAGGCCCTCATCACAGGACCAGAAACTTGACCACGACCATAATGATAGGTCATTGGAAAAGTTGCCTTATTATAGCCTTGACGACCAGAATCAGGTAAAGTCGGTCCAGAACCACTAGCATCTTGACGGGAACCAACACCAGGATTTCGTCCAGAAATTAATGGAATATATGAAAAGTTACCAGAAACATATTCAGAATTTTTTTGTAAACGATCTAATAAAACAGTAGCTTTAGCAACTTGTTGATTTAATGGACCTAAATAATAGGTCTTCATTGCATTAGCAAAATCAGGTGCAGCTAATCCAGGCATTGTAACTCCTATTTAATCTACAGAAACTTTCCTAAGAAAATCTTCTAACGCTCGCTTTGAAGCACCACTACGGATGTCTTCTGGAGAAAATTTCTTTGAGGCATCAATAATAGATTGATTACCACCACCACGAATAGAACCATTAACTAAAGCATTAGCTTTTGTTCTAGCATTATCACGATCATTACCATCATTTTTCAGACTATTTAATAAATCTAATCGTTCTTTTAAAACAGCATTATAAGTATCAGCAACATTCAATCGTGGATTGAAATTAACTTTAGCTAAAGTTTCAACAGAAATACTTTGATGTAATTTTTCATTAGTCTTAGTTAATTCATTAGATTGGGAAACACGATTAAGTTCATTATAAATATTACCTAATTCTTCTTTATGTTTTAAACCATTTTGTAATTCTCTAAATTCAGCTTGTAATTCAGCAACAGTAGGTTCTTTAGGTTCATTATTTGTAACAGAAGTATCAGGTTTAGGATTAGATTTTTCTTTTAATGCTCGATAACCGAATTCAGCTAACTGCTGGTATTCTCTGGGTTTTAAATTAAAAACTTCATCATCTACTTGTAAAGGTATAAACACTTCACCTTCTGGAGTAGGTGTACTATTCCCCGCATTAGCGGGGGGTGTTTCCGTTGGTGCTGGTGGCGTTGCCACAGCACCAGTTGTTTCTTCTGCCATTATTGTTTACTCCCTCCACTACTACCCCCTGTGGTGGGGGGCGGTTGTGGTTGTGTCATTGCTATTAACTGACTACTATATAATTGTGGGAATACAGCTTCTTGTACTTCTTGTTGCATATGAGCTTGTAAATGTTGAATAACAATTTGTTTTTGTTCAGGTTGTAATTTATCCCATTTACTTGAAGAAATATATTTTTTAATAGTATCTTTATGTACCACATGATTTTGACCAAGAGTAACAGGAACTGGTTGACCAGTAATCATATCTTCAATTTCTTTATATTGTCTAGTAACATCAGCAGCATTCTCATCATATACACTAATTAAATCAGCAGTTCCTAAAATACGAAGAATTTTTTCTTTATCAGTTACAGGATTTAATACTTGATTTTGAATTAACATTGACGCCAAACTCTCTCGACCAGATCGAGACATCATTTGGCGTCCATAAGTTTTTACACGAACATTAAAATAATCACCTTTATTTTTACCTTTAACCATTGAACCAATAAAATTAATAGTTTCTAATTGATTAAAATCACCAGTAATATTTAATACTTTTTCAGCAGTTGTAAACTGTGAAAAAGTTTGTAATGCTAATCTACCTGTATATGACAATCGGTCATCAAACCACAATAATACTGGTCCAATTACCGAATCATCTGCATCTTGCAAAGCCAAAACAGTTTTACCAGCCCTAACTCCAGGAGCATTCTTACCCTCAGATACATCATGGCTACTAGCAGTATCCTGAATATCCATTCTAATACGATCTAATGATCGTTCAATATATGCTGGTAATGGTTTTGGTTGTTGTTGTTCAGGTTTATATGGATATTTATAATTATAAACTTGTCCAGGTTTATTAGTAAATTCAGTAACTTCACTTTGCTTAGGATTCAACCATTGTAATTGACTCATCATATTGACTTGTTCAATTACACCAGAACGAATCTTATTATACTCAGCTTGATTTGGTCGAACTTGTTCAGCAATACTAGTTCCCCAAAGAGAACTAGGATCATAAATTTCTAAAAAGTGAGAATAAGGAATTTGTCCATGTTCAAAAGGATTATCCTGTGGTGTAATAACATGTTCACCACCAGCAATGATTGCATGTAATCCCTTTGGGAACATTTTAGATTTTCGTTTAATAAATAATTCATGAACTAATACACCTTTTCTAGAACCACTTGGTTTCTGATTATCATTATAAATAGCTGGAAAAATTAAAATTGAATGCTCATCAGTTTGTGGTAAGCCTTTATATTTATTACCAAACTTTTCAGTAACCCAATCAAGACTTCTAATATTAGATTCAATAATCCAATCAGAATCTTGAACTACAGATACATCATCAAAGATTACATTAAATGGAGATATTGGTTCAATGAACACATCACCTTCATTAACTTTAATTTTTTCAGGTGTCTGTCCAATACCCATCATTTCCATTACTTGTTGTAATAATTCTTGTTCTAAATGTTTAGCTTCAATTTCAATTTCATCACCAACAGTAGCATCCCAACCAACCTTAAAAAAAGCATTACCACAAGCACACTGCCAGCCCAAAAGTCTAACTAACTTAAGAGACATATCAGTATGTTCCCAAATATATCTAGCAATTTTAGTAGATACATTAGAAATCTGAATATCTTCTTCATCAGAAGTAGCAGGTATAACATCCCATATAGGATGGATATATGTTAAGTTCGCAATTAATTTACGAACCAATGGTAACATTAAATTAGAAATTAAACGTGGTCTCCAAGGATCGCGTTTATTTTTAATAAAAGTTTTATTTACATAATCATAATCAACATTTTGATAACCACGAATCCAAGCTAAATTCAACATCCATGAACGATACATCATGTTCATGTTAGCTCGGTTAGCCATGAACTTATTATTAACAAAATCAATGATAGAGGGCTTCTTGCCCTTTTTCATTTCAAATAAATTCATAGCTGTCCGCCAGTTACTTCAGGATAATTATACTGTTCTTCTTCTTCTTTTTCTAATGTATCCTCTATTGTTGGGGTTCTATGATTATGATTTTCTCTATAATTTAATTGTATTTGAGAATGTATATCAGAAATTCTATTCATTAATTGAACTGATAAATCAGCATATTGATTTAATAATCTAAAAAGTTCTTTAGTAAATACATTTAATGCAATAGCAAAAATACATACCAAAAGAAGCAATAAACCAAGTAAAACTATTTCAGTACTGGTCATACATCCACCAGTACTTTCTCACCTTTTTTAATACTCTGAATTTGTTTATATTCTATTTGAGTATTAATATCATGAGCTACATTACCAAGATGCCCAATAATAACTTCACAATTAACATAAACTTTAAAATCCAACATTCTAGCTTTATGACAAAATTGAATATCTTCACCAATAATATCAGAGCCTAAATTAGAAGTTTGACCAAAAGCTATAGCATCTCTAACTAAATTTTCTATATTTTTATTAGGTCTATTTAAATTAGTATTAACAAACTCTTCTATTTCATCATTAAAACTATTTCGTGGTGGTCGGTCCATTGTAAACCAAATTGGACCTTCAGAAGTCTGTTCAGCTAAAGCATCAATTACTTCACGTTTAATTAAAGTAAAAGCCATACCAGTATGATGGACTCCAACAGTTTCTTTATTATTTAAATATTCAATAATTTTGGTATTATCTTCAAAAGCAGATACAACTGCATAAGGAGGGTTCCTCATAGTCATAAATGCAGAAATAATATCTTTATCTTGTTCTACTAATTTCTCAATATGCCATGTATCAAAATTACACATATCATCATCTACAAATAAAATATGAGTAAGATCAGGATGAATTCTTAGTGCATGTCTAATAGTATAGTTACGAGACATAGGAAGTAATGAACATTCAGTAATTAAAATACCACCACTTAATTTAGGAATAATATTAAATAAAGATATAATATTATCTTTTTTATATAATCCAAGCGAACAGACACATACTACTATTTCAGGCTTTTTCATAAAGCACCTACTTTAGCTGGTCCCATTGAAGTATATTCTTTTGGATAATCCTTAATAGTATATGTATCTTTTCCATACACAGCTTGGACGTAATTCCACTCGCCACGGATTAGATAGCTTACTCCATAGATATTTTCAGCAAATATTTCTTCAATTATAGCTGGAACATATCGTTCACCATAATTAAATAATACTCGTTTACCAATCACCAAGGAGTTGAGCAATTTCTGATCGTTCATATTCTTTTCTCTCTTTCCTTTCCCGGATTAACTCAGAAGTTTTCTTAACATTATTTGCTATATAACCAGGAGTATTTATTCTATCTGAGTATTTAGGATTCTCCCTAGCTAAATAACGCCAACAGTCCATTAAGTGATCTCTCTTTTTAATAGGAATATCAACAGGATCATTTTGGTTTTTACGATAAGCTTTATCTCTAATACGATAAGATTTTAATTCATTATAAAAATTAATTAAATGGTCAAAGACCATAAATCCTGGTTTATTGTCAGCTTTATTTTGTAACCAGAATCTAACATCTTCTAACCCTGGAGCCATAGATTTATCAGCAGGTACAGACATAATACCATACTTACTTGCTAACTGATCCATTACCCCTTGGTCACCAGTAATTAATCGACTATTCTTTTTATCATCAATAACACGAGTAACAATTATTTCACTATCATCAGTTTCTTCCCAAACAAAATGTTTAAATATACTACTTAAGTGTTCATTAAAATGCCATCGTTCACATTTTTTAATTTCCATTGCAATACGATATAGAGGTTCATTAGAAAAATAAAGTTCTCTATAAGCATACGCATGGTCCCCTGGATCAATAGCTATCCATAGGACCGCACATATTCTTATACCAGGATCAATAGCACAAAACTTAGGCCACTCTTTAGGTATAGGAAAAGAATTAACTCTATGGATATTGTCATCAAAATCTTTATAAACTAAACCAGTACTACGTTTAGACTTACCTAATATACGGTATTCTTGAGCTTCATCACTCCATTTATTTTTAAAGAACTCTAATGTCTCTTTATGAACATACGGATTTTCTTGAGTAGATAATCTAGTAAGGGAAACACCAGGATCGCCTTCTTCGCCTTTTCTTTCAAGTTCTAAAATCCAATCATAAGATTCAGCTAATGTTGCTGAAATTGTGAATCTACCACCAGTAATTAAAGTTCTAGCTTCGAGTTCCTCAATAATCTTTTCTTCAATTTCTTCATCAATGTAGAAAAAGTCAACAGCTTCTGCTTGAAATTTCTCTCTCTGATCTCCCTTAGCCGACATAAAACTGATTTCAGCATATGCTGGTTTTCCTTTAATTTCCATAGAGGAATGTCGTTTAATAATTAAAAATGATGGGAGCATATGGCCCTGGACATTTGGACCTACTTTTTGTATTTCCCATTCTGGTATAAAACTTTTTAAATGCCTATAGATACCAGTTTTAATTGTTACATACTCAGCAGAGATTACCCATATCTTAATAGTTCCTTTGGGTATTTTTTCTATAGGTACATAAGGATGCTTACCAGTTGCAAAACAAGCTAAGTCATAGGAAGCACACATACTTTTGCCACTTTGATTCCCTCCGAAAAGCAAACGGTATCGAGTAGTTGCTTTTAAAAATTGTAATTGGTTATGTAAAGGTTTATTAGTTGGGATAAATGTATATAGAGGATGTTCTTGACGAGACTTAAACTCATTTACTGCTTGGACGAATTGATCACTATTCAATATCATTCAGTGCTAAAATCTTTTATTAACCGAGTTTTAATTCTTAAATCTGCATAATTAACTAAACCCATAACTTCACCTAAACTACCCTCATGGAACATATAAGTAAATGTATGATTATCATGTTCTATTCTAGTAAAAATCATTATACTAGTTTTAGTTCTATTCTGTAATTCAGTAATTAAATCATTTGTTGGGACAAAATCTAAACTAGTCTCTTTTAATTTAGTCCTAAGAGTCTCTACTTCTTTAATTAAAGAATCAATAGGATTCATATAAATCTTTTAAGATTGATCTATAATTCTTGGGACCATTGGTAATAGCTTCTGAGTTTCTTTAATAGCTTCTAATAATTCTTCATTACTAGCAGCTTTAATATCAAAGTGGTGGACTTTTTTGGGAAGGGCTAGTTTCAGAAGTTCTAAATTAACTTTATCAGCTTCAAGAGCAACTCTAGCAGCAGCTAATTTTTGTGAGTGGGGAGCTTCAGGATCATCTAAAGCAGTCTCAACACTAGCCATTATTTTATTACGAAGATGCTCAGGAATAGAATACCTTGGAGTTCTCATTAGTTTATTAACTAAAGAGAAATCTTGTTCAGTATTATAATCGTGAGCAGATATGCTAGAATTACTGGACATTCTATTTTCTAACAGATATATCTGGAAATATATTCCAATACCCAGTATAATCTAATAACCATAAGACTACTGCAATAGACACAAATACATTTAAAATAGTCTTCATTGTTGATTGCATTGGTATATAAGTATTAATTAAATATAATAGAAACCCAATGACAGTTAAAGTAATTATAATTTCTAAGAACATACCTTCGGCTACCTCTGTATTAAAGCTAGGTCTTTTAGGTCTAGTTTATTATCCTTGTTTAAATCACTATCCATACAGTTTTCTAAATATCTTTTTAACTGGTGTCTTCTAGTATTAACTTCAAAAGTAAATACATCACCAGCATTTCCATATATAGAAGACCCCTCCATCCTAGGAATGGAGGGGTCCCCGGTAAGGAAAGATAGAACATATACATCAGTGGTCTGCCAAGTCCCTAGGTAAACTTGGACTTTCTCCGTGGAATTTATGGATTCTTTTTGTACAGTTATTTTTGTAGTATTTTTATTAACTATACAGTTAGTTAAAATAATTAATACTGGTAGTACTAAAATTAAAAAATATTTATTTTTCATTTAAAAATTTCAGTAACTCAGTTTGGAATCTTAAGAGTTCCAAAATAATTTGTAATTTTAAACAGTCACAATTATTTTTTTCTTTCAAGATTCCTGTACCTTTTGATAATTCTGAGAACATTAGCGTGCCCTATAGGGTTGCCGATACTGCTGGGGCTGGGTCTGTGACCGATACTGACCTCCCTGCTGGGGCTGGGAGTACTGCTGCTGGGGTGCCCTAAACATCTCCGGCTGGGGTCGACCAAAGTTTTGTGGAGCAAAAAAGCCACCAACATCATTCGGGTCGGTAAAAGTTGCAGCTACCCAGTGAATGGGGGCATCAGCAACATATCCAACCACAGGATCATTAAAAGCATAAATTTCACCCGGACCCACCGGTACCGATAACTTCTTAATACCAGGAACAGCTAAACATTCTGGCATACTGGTTAAAGAAGCAAAGGGACTAGTAGAACCTAAGTCACCTTGAATAAATGCCAAACACATACCAATAGTACTAGGGTTATTATTTGATTGCAGAGGGACAGTAAAATTACCTAAACTATAATCAACAGGTCCAACAAGAAAAGGAGCTTCACCTCCTATCGGCGATCCAATTACAGCAGCACCACTATCCTTAGTTAAATTACTCCAACTCATTAAATCCCCTTTCAAGAATTTATCCGCCTATTGCGGTGGTGGTGGACCAGGTAGATTCAACATAATCCACTTTAACCATGCAGGTTCACCACCATTGTTATTATTATTATTGCCTGGAGGGATTGGTTTTGGGGCCAATAAAATTGGAAGAGCTACTTCAGCAACCCTTTCTGCAAAATTCCAAAAGTGAGTTTCTCTTTCACTTTGAATTTTATGCATTTCTACTAAACCAGCATTCAATGCACGATCACCTTGTTCTTTAGTTACATCACCAGCGTTACTACTAAATTTTTTAACTTTAAAAGCATAAGAACCATCAGCATTACCAACTACTTCTGCTTCACCACCAAAATTAGTACCAGAAGAAAAAGACCAATCGGCTCCTTTTTTTTCAATCTCTACCTTTGGGTCTCCTTCCCAACCTCCCATTCTAGCACCATTAACTGGAAAGAAACAATTTATTTGTAATAAAAATAAACTTAAACCTAAATTAAAAATATTTTTATTCATAATTTTTTATTCAAAATTTCTATTGGCCTTATTTTCATAAAAATATTTTTATTCAAAATTTCTATTGACCTTATTTTCATAAAAATATTTTTATTCAAAATTTCTATTGACCTTATTGTGTTGGGGTTCTTCCCCGCCAAAATCTGGGAGTCTCAAGTCACAATCACATTTTGGAAGTCTCACTGCAACACTACAGCCTTACTTCTAAACTGAAAGCCGTGCTTCACCCGTCCTAGGTCGCTTACAGTTTCACGTTAAAAAGTCAATTAAAAATTGAATCAAGTCAGACTTGAAAAAATGCGCAAAAAATTGAAGCAATATCTCCCCCATGACCTAAATTAGAGTATTACTCTAAAAGGTTTATTGAAGCTATGCTTCAAACAACAAAGATTAAAATTAAAATTCAATTCAACTAATACTGCAATCCTTAACTGTCCCAATACTGACACAACAAACCTCTATTAAAGTATACATCATCGGAGGCTCAATGTCAAGTAAAAATGGAATAATCTTAGTGAAATTGTATAACGTACCGCTTTAACCCACATTGGGGAATATTACCCAAGCAATTTGTCGCTACGACATTGTCGTACCAGACAAAATGTCATACCAAAATTGGGTAATAGTCCCTACATTGGGCAATATTACCCAGTTTTTACCAAAATTAGAACAAAAATTAGAGCAATTATTACTGGTATAGGCTTTGCTATTCTATCAATTGCTATCGCGGTTTCCAGAAATGGAATGGTGGGTTGGCTACCCGTCCCGCACAGAACGATAGCATACGAATAGCCAGTAATCGCGTGCGTAAAGCTGAGTGTATTCAGTAGCCTAGTCACTACATTAGTGACGCGATTATAGGATTAACAGTAGGTTTATGCTGTTAATCTGAGGGTGTACCCCTAAGCTAGATGATAAGACTTAGCACTACAATACACTCTATTGAGTGTATGGTAATGGTGCGAAATAGAAAGTCTAGCTATAATTCCTAGTCATAGCCTATGATCGAAGACTGTCAAGGTTCTGACAGTTCCTAGATTGTACTAGCTGTATTAAAAAATTATACTGTCCGCCAGTATAAATCGAATGACAGTCTCCGATCATAGGCTAGGACAAACATAATCCTTTTTTAGATTCCCTCACCAATTTTGGTAAGGAGAATCTAAATGAGCATGGTACAAACTGAAATCAAACTGGCATTCCAGGAATATGACCTATCCGAAAACATCGGAATCAACGGTCAAGATGCACAACAAGCATTCACTGAAACATTCTATGACTTGGTAAACCGAGTCTCGAATGATAAAAGTGCAATTGGTGCATTCAAATTGTTTCAAGGTTTTGCACAAGCATACCTTGACGACAAGTCGGACAAAATCGACTTGACATTTGAAGGATTCGTCAATTATCTTGCAACCGTCTCTGACGGAGCAATTGTCAAGATGATTGCCGAATTCGCTCTAATGATTGACAATGGTACTGGCAAGGGACTAAATATCCCTAGTGAACCAGGATGGATAGCATTGGGCATCGACAAGTATAGCTTCATTCGTGGTGCCTATGCGTTATTGGGATTGCTACCCAACCGCAAGACCATCACAAAAGAATTCCGCAAGATAGAGGGACGGGATACTTTCGTTCCAAAGCAACTACGCAAATCCCTCAAGGAAGAAAATGCCACAAGCGTAAAGGTGGCGTAATGTGACAGTGTGGACACTTGAGGGAATCTAAAAAAGGGTTGTGCAATGATAAAACAATTATTGGAATACCTAGGAGTAATTTTATTCTTTATAATTTTATTCCTAGTATGGAGCCTTTGGGGATGAAAAGACCAAACAATTTTCCTAGACATAGCAGACAAAAAATGTCTGCTATGTTAGTTCCTTCATACATTAAATTTATGAAGGAATACACTGGAGTACACAGTAACAGTCTGAAAGAGAATATACCGGAGTGGTGGATTCCAACAGCAATGCCAGACAACATAAGAAAAAAATTAACACCACATAGAGAAGGGAATTTCATTCAAGAAAAAACGTATCGTAGGTTCTTCAGTAATTCTGTATGGGCCGATGAATGGCTCATAAAAAACGGTACTAAATACCAAACAAAACAAAAATTTCACTTCAATTCAAAATGAAAAGGGCCTTCGTCCCAAATGAAGTGAAATTTTTCCTACCAACAAAAAAACGATACGTAAAACGATTTAGAGGCCCATGTTTTGTAACAAAGCCAGTTTTGGGGTAAACAGACGATTTGGCTATAAAAACTTGTCTCAAGTAAACTGTGTCGTTCCCTAGGCCGTCTGGTGCGGTTCTCAGATTCGCCCCGTCGGGGGCGAACCAAAACCACTAACCCTAACCGGGATTTCCCTATTGTTGCTTATAGCTTTTCTTCTACTATTTTTTCCTTTTATAAGTATAGATAAGAAGAAAGTATAGGTATTAGAAGTTAGAGTAGTATTTACCCCTTTTTACTATTGCCAATACTGTTATTATAAGACCTTGACCACTAACTGTACCGATCTGACACAACTTTGTAGCACTCCCGGACACACTTACAGTAAGTTTGTCCGGTATTGCTACAGTTTCGGTTCGGATTGACCAAACATAAATCTAAAGTTGGCATTGACTTGACACTACTAATTTTAGATTTATTTATTAACTTATCAAGTACGTACCTTTATTTAATTACTTAATTTTCTGTTAAATTAGGTAATTAAATAAATAATTTCACAAAGAAGGGTAAAAAACTATGGAAATGCACTTAATTAGAACACAAAATGCCGGTGTTTTTGTCGGTGTTATCAAATCTAGGGTCGGTAATGAAATAGAACTACTACACGCTAGGCGAATTTGGTATTGGGCGGGTGCCGCTTCTCTTTCTCAATTAGCAATGGAAGGCACTAGCAAACCTAATGAATGCAAATTCCCCTGCCCAGTTGACGAAATAGTTCTATTGGGAGTTATTGAAATTATTAAAATAACTCCTCAAGCTGAAAAATCTATTAATGAGGTGCCAGTGTGGAAAGCATAGATTACGGTTCCGGTTCCGGTTCCGGTTCCGGTGACGGTTCCGGTGACGGTTCCGGTTCCGGTTACGGTTACGGTGACGGTTCCGGTTATGGTTACGGTTACGATGACGGTTACGATTCCGATTCCGGTTCCGATGACGATTCCGGTTCCGGTTCCGGTTACGGTTACGGTTCCGGTTCCGGTGACGGTTACGGTTACGGTTAAAAAATAAAGGTTCCTATATGGAAAACATAGATTCCGGTTACGGTGACGGTTCCGGTTAAAAAATAAAGGTTCCTATATGGAAAACATAGATTCCGGTTCCGATGACGATTCCGGTTACGGTTACGGTTACGGTTACGGTGACGGTTCCGGTTACGGTTACGGTGACGGTGACGGTTACGGTTACGGTTACGGTTCCGGTTCCGGTTCCGGTTACGGTTCCGGTTACGGTTCCGGTTACGGTTACGGTTACGGTTCCGGTTACGGTTCCGGTGACGGTTCCGGTTACGGTTACGGTGACGATTCCGGTTACGGTTCCGGTTCCGGTTCCGGTTCCGGTTCCGGTTCCAGTTCCGGTTCCGGTTAAAAAATAAAGGTTCCTATATGGAAAACATAGATTCCGGTTCCGGTGACGGTTACGGCTACGGTTCCGGTGACGGTTACGGCTACGGTTCCGGTTCCGGTTACGGTTACGGTTCCGGTGACGGTTACGGT